GGGGATGTCAAAGGAGCGACCATCAGTGGTGTAGACGTAATGGGTTAGCGGGTTCGTACCATTACCAACCGGACGAACCATGTCCTGCGGCAAGAACTGTAAAGCCGTGACTACACCACGGGTTGTAGATCGAATCTTTCTCAGGTACGTGTTGCCAAACAATTTATAATCTTGAATGACCCAGCCCCAAAATAGAGACCCCATAATCATTGGGTCTGGTTGAGCCATGAGCTTGATAACTGGATGGTCTTCTACCGGCTCTGCTTGCTGGCTGTCTACCGGTCTGTAGTACTTTGGTGTGGCCTGTGGGTAGTTCCTTACGTACCAATCAATGGCAGATGCGACAACCCCATTCAGCCCAAGGTCACCGGCTATGCGTGACCAGTCTTTTGTTGATCCGGGAAGCGCCCGGCGTAGCAAGGTCTGCAGCTGACCAGAGCCGTACCCTGTTAGGTAGATGTCCCTAGACTGAGACAACGGCAGCGGGAGTGCCTGTGTCGGGTTGGCTGCGGCTTTACGGCCTAAGAAGCGGTCAAAGATACCCATGCCCTAGTATCCCACAGAACCAAAAAAGCCCCCTTGCGGGGGCCTGTGGTGGTTTGTAGGTTTAGATTGTCGATATTGCGATGCGGGCCATCTTTGCGTACTCAGGTTCTAGATCTGTTACAACTTCACCGGTTGCTACATTGACATACAACTTTGCGTTGATGATGCGTCCGGCTTTACTGTTGCTGATTCGCTCGCCGTTCAATGTAACGTTACGCAGTGAGCCAGTTTTGTAACATTCAACTTCAAGTCCAAGAATCTGTTGAGGTTTGAAGTAAACCCGGTGATTCGTTCCGCCCGTCCACTCTTTGCCGCCTGCCTCTACCAACCGTGTAATAAGTTCCATTGTCATATCTCCCTGCCCCCTTGCGGGGGCCTGTGTGTTTAGCGGTTGAGGTTACTTTATCCAGCCTTCCTTCGTCCACATCCAGCGTTGATTGTTGATTGTCTTGAAAGCGAAAAGTCTTTCACCGGTTTTCGTGTCGGTCACTTTTGATTTCTCACCATTGAGTTGTGCGTAATCGAATCCGTCTGCATAATCTTCGAAGTAGTAGCCGTAAGACTTACCGTTTGTCATCCACTGAACCAAGTATCGTTTCATATCCGTATCTCCCATATCCCCTTGGATGTCAATAATATACACTTAGAGTGTATACACGTCAAGTATATAAGTAGATATATTTTAGACGGCACCCCAGCCCTTGCGTTGTCCGATCACCTGCCAAGCGTAGGCCATTGCGTCTACAACGTCATCATGCCTACCAACTGGGAAGGATAGCAACTCATCTTGCCAGTACGGTGGCAACCCTTCAGTGTGTACAACTTGCCCTTGCTCGTACCGGGCTTCTAGTGGTCCAAAGCGGGTCACTTTGTCACGGTCGGGGCGGATGCCCCGGATAGGTAGTTTCGTACGCCTCATGAGCTCTTGAACGACAGCGGCTTGGTATTGAACCTGCTCGATGCCGATCATAACTGGATGCCACTTCTCAGCCATCATCTCGATGAACCTTAGCACGGAAGCAAAGTCGGCGCGGGTACGGTTGACATCCAATACATAAATAGTCCCGTCATCACCACGGGCTAAAGCAACCACGGCAGTATAGTCTGCCTCTGCCTTGGTGCTGATGGCAAGGTCAACACCAAGGTACACCGGCAAACCTTCAGGGACATCACCGTACCGTAGCCATTCCCGCTTGATACGAGCACCAGCTGCATCAACGAACTCTGCCAAGTACTCTTGCCGGAAAGCGATACTCGGCAAGGATTCTCCAGCCTTGTCTACTTCGGTTGGATCAATCCACGGGTTAGCCGTAGTCGGCATCTGCCAACTCATCCAGTCTGGATCTACGGCAGCCATGGCGTGTAAGGTTTTGAAGTAGTTGCTACCCTTCGGAGTGCTCAGGAAGAAAGCATCACCCCGGTAGTCGGTAAGCGTTGGGCGTATTGCTTCGGTCCACGCTTGCTCTAGATGCCGTGCCATCGCTGCCTCGTCAATGATGACCCGTTTGTACTTACGACCACGGGCTACCGTAGACGGGTCGTCAAGGGTCCAATAGTCAATAGCCGCCCCGGTTATCAGTTCAATCCTTGGGGCTGGTGTTTGTACAGCCCTCCGGATGACAGGAGCATATATCCTTTTGTGGTCGTTGTATGCCTCTTCCAGCAAGCGGTACGTAGGTGCAAACCAAGCACACGGCAAGCCGTGCTGGAGTACCGGATCCGATAACAGATTCCCACCTAGCGTTGTTTTGCCGAAACGTCTGCCGCAGGCAAGAACATTGAAACGCTTTGCTTCACGCAAGATAACCTGCTGGGCTTCATGTGGCTTTGGTAAGACCAGCCGGATATCAGGCAAGAGGTTTGTCCGAATACTCCACGATCACCTTGACCGGGCTACCGTCTGCCCCGGTCTGCTCTACCCTTGATGACCAGTCGGCCTTGTGCTTGCGTTCAAGCCACCATGCGGCAGCCTGCCAAGTGGTATCAGCTGCTTTCTGGATGATCGCAACGTTCCGCACTTCGGCATCACCCTCTGCCTTTTTAATAGAATCCGAGAACTCCGAAATGTCCTTGAGCCAGACGGCAAATGTATCTTCAGAAATGCCAGCATAGGCGCAGGAAGCTCGGCGGGTATTACCTGCCCTGAGTGCCTGTGTAATGCGCTGTACTACGTCTTCGTTGTACTTGTATGGCTTACCCTTCACTTAGCACCGCCTTCTGCCCTGTGGCGTTTTCCCATCGCTGAATAATCACATCGCAATACTTAGGGCTTATTTCCATCGCATAGCATTTACGCCCTAGTTGTTCGCAAGCGATGAGTGTTGAGCCTGACCCGCCAAACATTTCCAGCACTGTTTTAGCATCATGGTTGCCGATTGCTTTTGATGCGAGTGCTATAGGTTTCTGCGTTGGGTGAAACTCATTGATGCCGTCTCTGGCTTGATCCCACACCGTTGCTTCAGTAGTCGAACCACACCATCTAAGTGTTGAGCCTTTAGGTTTAAAGTATAAGCATGGCTCATGCCTTGGCTTGTATTGAGCATTCATAGCTGCATACGTAGCATTTGTCTTATTCCAAATTATAAGAGTATGTACTTCACATCCATTGTCATACACTGCGTTGTATATGTCTCTTGCTTTTGAACCGGCAAACCACATATAGCACGGACCATCTACAGCCGATAATGCAACAGGCAGAAAGTCTGTGTAGATTGCAGTTGAATCATCATCTGCTAACTTTTCACGCTTGCGTTTTATGTTGACATCACCACTGTGAAAATGTCCGCCTTCGTAATTTACTCCGTATGGTGGGTCTGTAAACATCATCTCAGCCACATCACCATCCATCAACCGTGCCACATCATCAGCCTTGGTGCTGTCACCGCAAAGCAAACGATGCCTACCAAGAATCCAAAGGTCTCCCGGCTTGCATCGTGTCTCGACTTCTTCCGGTACTTCGTCTGGATCGGTTAGCAACTCGGCAGGCTCAGTCATACCAGCCAGTTCATCAATCAGCGCATCAAGGTCAGCTGCGCCATACCCTGTACCATCCAAGCCGATAGGGGTATTAGCAAGCTCGGCTAGGATGTCGGTAATCTTGGTTGTGTCATCTTGCCCTATACGGGTAGTCCGGTTGTCTACTACAAGAATCCGCAGCTCTTCCTCTGGCGTAACGTCAACCCATTGAACCGGTACGGTTTCCCAGCCTAGAGCCTTGGCAGCCATCACCCGATGATTTCCCGCTAGGATATGCTTAGTGCTCAGGTTAGCCACCACAGAGCCGTACCAGCCATTGACTGCTAGGCTCTTCTTGATGGCTTCGACATCGCCTTGGTTAGCGTTGCGTGGATGGTGCTTGAGCAGGTCAATAGCGACCTGCTCAATCTCCTTGTTGATTACTCTACTCATCAAGATTCTTCCTTAGCTCCGCGCTGGTAGCCCAGAGCATAGCAGCCCTCATCTTTTCCTTACTGATGCCTTGGGCTTTAGCCCTTTTCTTGACATCGTTATACAGCCAGCGGGTATACATCTCATTGTATAGAGCAAGGCATCCAGCCCCCACCAAAGCACCAATAGCAAAAGGTATCACTTGGCAACCTCCCCGGTTCGTGGATCCAGTACAACTACTGCCCAGTCGTTAGCAAACAAATCACCAGGGGACAGGCTCAACTCTTCGAGTTGCGTTACCCGTTTCTGTGGCCCGTGAAGTTCAAAGATATTCCACACTTCGGAGTACCGCAGGAATACGGCTCCTCCCCACTCACCGCGCCATACTGCGTTACCGCCACCAGCCATCAAGGCTTGAATCACTTCCCCAAATCTCATTCGATTATCTCCCAGTCCGTAAACACCGTCAGTTGTGCAGATAAGTGATACCAGTAGTAAGCCGCTCCCGGTTCAAGGCCTTCTATGTCAAGAACTATTTGCATGTGATTGTGTCCATCAAAGTACCAGTATGATTTATCTTTGATGTAGTAATAAGCGTTTTCAGGTAGTGGCGGTCTCCTGACTTTTTTACCATCCCGCATGGCATGTATTGCCTTCAGTCCAGAATCGCAAAATGCAACCAGTGGGTGTTTAGTTTTCACGACAAAACTCCCATCGTGATCGGCAGGTGTTCAGCCATCAAAGCCTTGATGCTGTCTGCTATCTCCCTATGCTCTAGTTGGGTATCTTCCTGTGTCCTGAGCTGCACGTAGTGAATCCAAGAACGTATCGTGCCAGACATATACAAGGTAGTTGGGCAGCAAAGCGGTAGAACCATCCTTGCCGTTTCCGCAGCAATACCGGCCTTGATTAGTTTGTTATATGTCCAGTAGCCACGGGATATGGAGAGCCCAGCATCAAAGATGACTCCTTGCATCTCGGCATCCAACTCTTTCCATTCTGGCAACGGTTGGGAGCTTTGCCGGTTAGTTGTACCAGCAAGCCTCATATCCCCCAGAATAGGGTAATCG